TATTTACCTCACCGATATACAATCGTATATACTACAAAAATTTATTTACCTCACCGATATACAATCGTATATACTACAAAAATTTATTTACCTCACCGATATACAATCGTATATACTACCTCACCGATATACAAAAATTTATTTACCTCACCGATATACAAAAATTTATTTACCTCACCGATATACAAAAATTTATTTACCTCACCGATATACAATCGTATATACTACAAAAATTTATTTACCTCACCGATATACAATCGTATATACTAAAAAAATTTTACCTTATATTTGGTGGTACCTCTCTTTATATACAAAAAACTGGTTGCGTAGTTGGTGAGATTGCTATTCTATAGTATAAGCATAGTGATATAATGGTAGGGTGAGACAGTATGAAAGTAAAAGGTCGTTTAATGTCTACTAAAGAAGAAATTGCTTTACTAGAGCAACAATGGTCGCCTTGTTTGTACAAACCAAAGTACGCATATGAATTGTACGAGCACTTAAGAAAAGGATTCAGCTTCGCAAGTTTTACCGTTGATGCAAAGGTATGTCACAGTACGTTAGAAAAATGGAAAAAGAGATTTCCTGCTTTTCAAGCTGCTAAAGAAAGTGGAGAAAGGGCAAAGTTAAAGCGGTTGGAATCCGAAGGTATGAAAATGGTTAAAGGCGGTAACGTTGTCGCATGGAAATTTTTAATGAACCAAATGGGTGTGACTGAAAAATCTGAAGTACAACATAGCCACCAGGGTAACATATCTGTAACTCCTAATATAAACGCTCCAATAAGACAAGCTAGAATTGAAAAATTAAAAGAGTTAAACAAGCGTGTACAACTGGAAGAAAAAGTAATTGACGTAGACGTGGATGAAGTAACAGATAAAGACTTGGAGGGATTGTAATGGTTTGTAGTTTTTGTGGGGGAGTAAATGCAGGAGTAACGGTATTTAATTCCTCTTTTGATAGAGGTGCTACAATTTGCACAGAGTGCCTGTTTCACTTAAGTAAGGTATACGACGATATACAATTATTCTCTGAACTACACAGAGAAAGAGCCTCTATAATAAGGGGTAAAGTCCAGCACAATCTTAAAGTAATAGAAGGCGGAAAGTGTGGCGGAGACTGAGCATGATAAAATGTCAGATGCGGAAGTAGACGAGTACGAAAAATTACTCCTACTTGAGTCTGCGTACCAAAATTTTAGAGACTTCATTTCTCAGACAATGCCTAACTATGAATTTAACTGGCATCATGAACTATTAATTGAGTTACTCCAAAGCCTTACCCACACACAAAATAGACGTATCATGGTGTTCATGCCGCCTAGATTTGGGAAATCAGAGCTTGTAAGCCGTAGGTTTCCAGCTTGGTTGCTAGGTAGAAAACCTGATACCCGTATTATGGGCTGTTCTTACTCCGCTGGACTTGCAACAATGTTCTCCAGAGATGTTCAACGCATCATGGAATCAAAAGAATACTACAGTATCTTTCCAGACTCTTTGATTCCTAACTCCGATAAGGCTAAAGAACACCCAGACAATAATAAATACAAAAGAACCAACTCCTTTTTTGAAATTATAGATCATAGTGGGTATCTGTTAAGCGTGGGTGTAGGGGGTTCAATTACCGGACTTGGTGCGGATAATTTAATTATCGATGATCCAGTTAAAAATGAAGAAGAAGCGTTATCCGAAACTTACCAGGAAAAACTATTTGGCTGGTACAACTCTACAGCCTATACTCGATTAGAAAAAGGTGCCAATGTTATTATCTGTCAAACCCGTTGGCATAAACAAGATCTATCTGGAAAATTGATAGAAGAAATGGAGTACGGGGGTGACAAGTGGGAAATAATAAATCTTCCTGCTATTGCTACAGAAAATAAAAGCGATAATGATCCCCGAAAAACAGGAGAACCTCTTTGGCCGAATAAGTTTGATCTAGATCGAATGGATAAAATTAAAAAGCAAGTAGGTTCCAGAGTATGGTCGGCTCTATACCAAGGCAATCCCGTTATTGAAGGCGGTAACATTATCAAGGAGGGTTGGTTCCAGTACTACAATACCCTTCCTTTTGACGTAAATAATTGGAGAGAGTGCTACCTAGTTCAATCTTGGGACTTAACCTTTAAGGATACTGGCCGTTCTTGGGTAGTGGGGGTTACAATTGCCAAGAAAAACGCTGATTTTTATCTTCTGGACATGTACCGTAGAAAATCAGATTTTAATAAAACAGGGAAAGCTATCCAGTCTATGGCAGAAAAATACCCTATGTGTAGAGCAGTGCTGATTGAGGAGAAAGCCAATGGTAGTGCAATTCTTAATCAACTAAAAAAGAAAGTATCTCACATGATACCCATACAGACTACGGTATCCAAAGATGAAAGACTACATGCAGTATCCCCTATTTTTGAAGCTGGTAATTTTTACCTTCCTATGGGCTATCCCCCTAACAAAGAGATAGTGGAGGAACTATGCAGTTTCCCTAATGGCGGTACAGACGATATTGTAGATGCAATATCCCAAGCACTTCTCAGGTTCCAAGAAATGAAGGGACTAAGGCATTTGATGAACATGACAAAATGGTGAGATTAAACAAAACACATATATTTGGAGTTGTGAAATGGTGAAAAAGGCAGAAAAGAGAGAAACGTCCCTCTTAAAAGATGGTTGGAGCAACGTAATTACAGGAATTGGTACCTCTAAGGATAAAAGTACTTATTATGATATAGCTTGGAGACAGTTGGCGAGAAGTACAGCAGAGGCACTTTTTTCCGCAGATGAAATGGGAAGTAAGATAGCCCGTATTATACCCTACGATGGGACAAGGGAAGGTGTGACTTGGAACATGGACAAGTCTTCCGACCAGGAAAAAGTTATCAAATTTATAGAAAAAGAGTTCAAACGTTTGAAGGTTTGGCTACATTTAGGTAGGGCTTGGACTTTAGGGAGAGTTTACGGAGGTGCCGTACTCTATATGTCTATCAATGATGGTAGATCCATTGCCCAGCCAGTAAATTGGAACAGGGTTAGGAAAATAAACACCTTAAAAGTTATCGACAGGTGGGAGCTAGATTATAACAGTCTAGATATGATTTCAGATATATCGGATCCAAAATTTGGAACCCCTAGACACTACACCTATCGACCTACTGAAATGGTAGATGGTTCTACAGAAATTAAGATACACAACTCAAGAGTTATAAGGTTTGATGGTATGTTTTTACCTAACAGACTTTACATTCAAAATAATTTCTGGCATGACTCCATTTATGGCTCCCTTGCAACCGCACTTAGAAATTACTCCACAAACCATGAAGCGATAAGTCCTATTATCTCCTCTATTGCCCAGCCAGTTTACAAGATAGAAGGATTGTCGGAAGCCTTGGCCATGGGTAAAGATGAATTGATAATAACTAAACTAAGACAAGTAGAACTAATGAGATCTACAGCACAGGCAATTATCTTGGATAAGGAAGATGAATTTACAATTGTAGCACATAATGTGGCAGGGGGTAGGGATCTAATAGACCTTACAATTCAAAGACTGGTGGCTGGTTCAGATATACCTCATACTCGACTACTAGGACAGTCTCCTAGTGGATTAGGTGCTACAGGTCAAGCGGAGTTGATAAATTACTACGACTCTGTTAAGTCTATGCAAGAAATTCATTTAAGAGAAGCAATTGAAACCCTAGTAAAAGGATTATTCTCCCAAACTGGTTCTGCTAAAATGCCTGAAGATTTAGACTTCGAATTTAACCCTTTATTTCAGCAAGATCGGGAGGCAGAAATTAAATCTAGAATGATGCAAGCCAAAGTCGACACCGATTACTACAACATGGGGGTTGCTGAGGTAGGAGAAATAGCCAAGTCTAGATTTGGTACCGGAAGATACTCATATGAAACTATCTTAGATATGACCAAGGAAAGAAAAGCCAGAGAAGAAATGGGGGTTGGTAACACCGGAGGGCAACCTGCTAGTACGGCAAAACAGCCTACTGCCGGTCTAGCTACTGGACAAAAGTCCGGTGATGAAGATTTGGCAGGCTTGTAATAAAGTGTTAAATAATGGTATACTGTTATAGTACAATACTATTATAGTGAATTACTTATATAGTGTTGTGCCTTATGCTATCCTTTCTAGGTTAGATTCAAAGGGTTAAATATGAGAAATGTAGATTTTATCAATCTAGATCAAGCAGGGGAGATATCGACTTTACCTAATGGGTTTATATCGATAACCGCAAACCTAACTAGGACAGGTATCTTCTCTTATAGACATGTTAGACCAGATGGGACCATAAAACTCCTGAAACAATTGAGAATGGAGGAGGAAGTTTTTTCAGAGAATGCCCTTTCCTCTTTATCTGGTTTACCCATTACAAATAATCACCCTTCTGAATTGGTTAATCCTGAAAACGCTTCGGAATATGTCGTAGGTATGGCCAGTGAGAATCCTAAAAGGATTAAGGTTGGCGAGACAGAAGACTATGAAGACTCTGAAGACTATGTTCAGCAAAAGTTAACTATATTCGATGATGCTACGATAAACATGATAGTCAACAAAGAAAAAAGTGAAATGAGTTTAGGCTATCAATGTACTCTCGATATGACTTCGGGGGAGTATAAAGGTGAACGCTATGATTGTATCCAAAGAGATATTAGATACAATCATGGTTCTATTGTAGAACAAGCTAGAGGGGGTAAGAATTGTAGAATTTTACTCGATGGGACAAATGAAGTCATTCTTGATGGATTGAGTGGTGTCGAGATCGATAATACCAAAGGTGAGGAGCCGAACGTGAAGAAATTTCTTTTCGACGGGACGGAATACCAAGTAGAGGATAGTGTCCATACTCTCCTCACTAACTTTGTCAAAAACCTTGATGAAGCTAAAGGCTTGGCGAAGTCTCACAAATCTGAACTGGAAAGGAAGACTGCTATCTGTGACGATTATCAATCACAAATAAAAGTCTTAAAGGATAGTTCAGATAACACAGAAGCTTTTAAGTCTGCTGTTAAGTTAAGAGTAGAATTAGAAGGACAAGGCAAAAAAGTTTTAGGTGAAGAAGTTGTCCTTGATAGCTTGACAGATCGAGAGATCAAAGAAAAAGTTGTTGAGAAAGTCAGACCTGACACTAAGCTAGACGGAAAGTCAGATGACTACGTTGACGCTAGGTTTGAAATTGCCTTAGAAGACTCTGTAGATTTTAATGACACAGAAAAATCTGGTGAAGAAGATCTAGGTAAGAATATTAACAACCAAGATTCTAAAGAAGTGGACTCAGACAAAGCTAGAAAAGCTGCGTGGGAAAGAGATGCCAATCTTTGGAAAGGAGATAAATAACATGAGTGCCCAAACAACATATAGTCAGTCACCAGCTATAGGCTTCGCAGGAATGATTGCTCAAAATTTTGTAAGCCCTAAGCAGATCGATAGTGGTTTGGTAGAAGATACTTATCAAACAGCTACTTTAACTTTTGATGCGGACATTGTCACGTCTAACTCATGTGCAATAACTGTAGATAGTGTTGCAGTAGCTGCCTCTCCAGTAGCTTTCACCGATGACCATGCAACGACAATGGCTCTAGTAGCCGCTGCTATTGCCGCTTCTGATGATGTGATTTCAGCAACAGTAAGTGCAGCAAGAGTTATTACTATAGTCTACGCAGACTATACAACTCATACTGCCGCAGTTACAATTACCGCTGGTGCTACTCAAGCAGGAGTGACTTTCGCTACAACTATCCCAGCTTCTACTTCTTTAGTTTTGGGTGCTCCGGTTGTTAACGGAACTTTAGACAATCAGTATCAGAATGCAATTGTTAACTCTGATCCAATAGGTGTTGCAATCTATGTTTCGGGTACTGAACAAGCCGCAGACGGTTCCGTTCAATACGATAACTTGGGACAATTTCCAGTTATGAAAAAAGGTAGGTTTTATGGTGTAGCTGTTGCCGCAATTGCCAAAGGTGCTTCATTGTCTTACCACGTAGCAAACGGTAAATATTCTGCTGACGGAGCAGGTACTACTAACACTTTCGTAACTGCGGTTACTTCTGCGGATGCGGACGGTGATATCATAGTTCTTGAGATTGACAAGGTTTAACTAGCTCCATAGAAAGGTGACTATAATGAAAAAAGTACTCAATTTTGTAAATATGGACGCTAACGAGTCTATATTTTTCGCAGAAGAACTAGAGCATGTAAAATCTAGGTCTTATGACGTTCAGTACCCAGAACTATTGGCTAGGAAACTATTTCCAGTTTCTAATGAAGTCAATAGTGGTGCCGAGAGCATGGCATACGAGACATACGACCATTTAGGAGAGGCTAAACTTATCCATTCTTATGCTAACGATTTGCCGTCAGTAGAAGTAAGTGGAATGAAAACAACTCGTCAGATTTACTCAACAGGTATCTCTTTCGGTTACAGTATCCAAGATATTCGTAATGCTAAAATGGCTGGAAAGCCTTTATCCCAGCGTAAAGCTAACGCTTGTAAGCGTCAGATGCTAGTCTTGGAAAACAAGATAGCTTGGTTAGGGGATGCGGCCACAAACATTCCTTCCTTTATCAACAACGCAAATATAACAGCCGTTACTATTGCAGATGGTGCCGCTGGGACTACTACTTGGTCCACAAAAACACCGGCTGAAATTATAGCGGACATTAGTAACATGACAACTTCAATAGTTGACTCTACTAATGGCGTTGAAATTCCAGATACTCTTCTGCTGCCTATTTCACAGTATTCTTTAATTGCAGACACTCCAAGAGCCTCTGGAACAGACACAACAATTTTGGATTTTGTATTGAAGTCCAATGCTTTTCTTACACAGATCATACCTGTCTATGAGTTGAAAGCTGCCGCACCTTCTGCTGCAACCTACGACTCTACAGATTGTATGATTGCATACAAAAGGGATCCTTCTAAACTCACTCTTGAAATACCTCAAGATATCGAGTTTATGAACCCACAAGAAAAAGCATTGTACTATGAAGTCCCAGTCCATGCTCGTACTGCTGGCGTAGTCATCTACTACCCCAAGTCAATCGCTCAAGGAAACGGTATTTAAGACAGATAGTTAGGGTGAGTACTCGAGTACTCACCTACTGCAACACTAGGACACTGTTACCCTAAAACCCTGCAGGGTCTAAAACATATAGAATGGAGAACCCCCATGTTAGTAGAAAACACAAAGCAGACACGCACCCTAGGTGGACATATCCTTATGGTTGGTGTGAACAAATTTGAAGACAAGGTGTGGGATGAACTATCCAAATCCAAGGATTGGGCAAAACCCATCAAAGGTCTGATAGCTGACAAAGTACTTGTGGTAATAGACCATAGAAAGAAAGTTACTATAGACCTGGTCAATAAGACATACAACGTTGACCTTCTGAATGAATGGTTAGTCGGTGCAAAGGGACCATTGAAAGGTGCTATCTCCAAACAATTAGACGCTTTAGATTTAGAAAAGGATTTATAGGTTTGGCTCTAACCGATGTAACAAAAGCGTATGTTGACGTAGTTTCTTATAGCAAGTATGCCTCTAGAACGGCAGAAACCGCTACATTTGAAGCGGTTCGTGCTATGCAATCTATCTATCTCAGCACAGACGTATGTAGAGTACCAGCCGACAAGTACAAACATGCACTAGCGTTACTGATTTGTCACTACTACGCTCTTGATGATACTCAGTACGCTGACGCTGGGGGTGCCGATACAGGTGTTGGTGCTGTTACTACTGAGAGAGTTGGGAAACTTACCCAGACCAGAGGTTCTCAACCTTACATAGGAACAATAGAGTCTTTCAAAACATATTTACTTCAAACTAAATATGGAGTCGAGTTAATCTTTCTTCTTAAGACTTTCAAGTCGTCACCTTCTGTAACTTAGGGGGGGGGTATGTTAGGGTTAACTTATGAGGTAAAAACAAAAACAAAAATAATAGACCATGGTGCCAATAACCTATTTAAACAGTTAGAGGCACTTAACGGCTCCGTTATAACTACGGGAATACATGAGCCTGAGAGTGGTATGGTACCTACGGTTAAAGGTAGAGTTTTAAGTAAAACACCTTTAGGAAACTATGCTTTTTATAATGAGTATGGGAAAGGCACTACCCCTGCTAGACCTTTTTTAAGGCTTACGGTAAAAAACAGACAAGTGCAATTCTTAAAAGAGTCCATGACTGATATGAAACGCCTTACTCGACAAGGTCTAATTTCAAAGATTTTAAAGGACAACGCAAATAAATTAACCAAGTGGACTAAAGCTACTGTTTGGAATTTGCGAACACCTCCAAACACTCCAGCTACACTTGCAATAAAGAAAAGGTATGGAGCAGGGAGCAATCCACTAATATTTAGCGGACTGTTGAGAGAGTCTATCACATCCAAGGTGCATAAGCCTACCCTTCCAAATACTAGAAAACTGAGAAGGATTATAAATAAAATTAACAAAGAGGTTTTGTCGATGAAACCATAGGGAAGATATGTCGAACGTAATAACCGCAGGAAATTTTGTTAATGAGAGTCTGACTACACCGGACGGCTTAAGGTATTACCAATTTTTTAAAGTCAACGGGACTACCCCTACAAACTTGTTTACTGGAAGTTTAGAAAAGTACGGGGGAGGTTTGGTAAGCGTAAAAGTTTACTTTGGCGTTAACGTAATTGACAGCATAGCAGAAGGTTCGACTATAAAACTAGAAATATATGACGGTCAATCGGTGAGGGATAACCCTACGGATGTAGAGGCTCAGACACTTATAGACACTTCAGATATCGAGGATGCCACACAAATAAGCATTGATGAAGACTCAGTAACCTTTATTTTTACGCCTACTTTGGTTCTGGAGGATGACACAGAGTATGCTTGGAGAGTAGTGGACTCTTTTATACCTCCGATAATTACATTATCCCCTTCTAATGCAATATCTTTGTACCATAATACCGCAGAAAATGGGGATACAGATTGGGGTATACTGGGTAGTACTAGTTCTGAAGATGCTGCGGAAATTCTAGATGATGTCTTTTACACTTTTGAAATGACATTTGCAGATACTCCAGTCGTACAAAGTTTATTTAGAAAGTTTTCTTTAGGAAGCGAACAAGTTACAATAGAAAGGTACACAGGATCTTTTACCGGAGGTGTTTACACTAGAACCCTTACAGAAAATATTTCAACATGGGCTAGTGTACAACCTTACTCCACCATAGAGTCCGACCAAATTTTTGATTCTGACATGGGTGCTTGGAGAGAGGAAATTAGGCAAATGTACACAACTGAAAGGGTGTATATTGACGACGAGAAGAATACTGCACATCCCTTGGGGGATTTAATTGTTGTGCAAGATGTAAAGTGGAAGCCTGTAAAGGTAGAAGTTTGGCAACACTTAAATTTGAGGCATTATACAGTTTTGCTCCAAAGATTTGATGGGTTTTAATTATGGCACTGGCTCCTATAAAAGAAAAGTATGCCGATCTAGTTGAATTTTTTCAATGGTTGATACCCTTGTACTTACCTAATGCAAATATGTATTTGCAAGGACAATCGGCACCTAGACCAGAAAATCCCTATGTCTCCTTTAGTCCTATGTCATCTATTGAAGTTGTTGGTGTGGACGAACGTAGGTTTGAAGATAGTACAACCGAGATATTGAGAGGGCAAAGGATCCTAACCTGTGAACTAGAAGGATTCTCGGATAGTGAGTCAAGATTTGATGGAAATGATAACGCATGGGATATGCTACAAGAGTTACGTTTCGCTTTGAGTTATCCTGAAGTGATTGAAAAACTCACTTCTATAAATTGCAGGATAGTAGAAGAAGGGGTAGTATCAGATAGTAGTTTAACCTTGAATACAACAAATGAGCCTAGGGCTGTTTGGAGTTTTACCGTGAGTACGGTTATAGTACAGACGATAGATAGCGGAGCCATTGAAACGGTTAACGCTACTGGAAATATTGAAGCTACAGACGGAGATATTGCTGTTTCCGTTACTGCTATTAAATCTTAAAGGAGGGACCATAATGGGTTCACTAAACAGCATTGTAAACGTGAATATTTCACGACAGACTTCGGTTCCCTCTAGAGCCGGTTTCGGAACAGGAGCCTTTGTAAGTGAGTATGCTACTTTTTCAGCGGTAGCAAAAGAGTACTCTACTTACGCAGAAATGACAGATGACTCCACCCTGGTAGGGTTAGACTCTTTAGCGTTTGGAGCAGTATATTTTGGACAACAAGTATCCCCCACAAAATTAACTGTTATCAAAGATGATGGTACCAAGGAGGTTGGAGCACTTGTTTTCGACGCTGCGCTAGTAACATCCAATTCCATAGTAGCTACCCTAGACTCCGTAGCTCTTACCGCTGTACCTTTTACGTCAGATAACGCTGATACTTTAACAGCTTTAGCTGCAATTATTGAAGCTGAAGATGTTGTGTCCACTGCCATTAGTGATGGTACAGACACAATTGACATAACGTTTGCGGACAACCAAACACACACGCTTACTGTAGTTGTGACTGGAGGTGCCACACAAGCAGGAGGGGCATATACTGAGGATACCGCTGCCGTATCTGATATTGCAGGCTCTTTAACAACAGCTATCGGTTCATTTAACGATTGGTATGCTCTTTGTATTTACTCAAGGGTAGCGGCTCAAATTACGGCTGTATCTGCTTGGACACAAGCCCAAGGGAATGCAAACCCTAAACTTTATTTTGCCCAAACTTCTGACGCAGCGGTTATTGCTGCTGGTTCAACAGACATTGCCTCTACAACTCAGGCTTTAGCTGCTTTCAGAACTTCTGTTTGGTACCATGCTATCGACTCTGAATATTTGGACGGTGGAGTAGTTGGGGGGCAATTACCAAGTGACGCAGGATCCATTACATGGGCCTATAAAGGTGTGTCTAGTGTAACCGTTGACACTTTAACAAGTGGAGAAAAGGCTATAGCTCACGCAAAAGCGTGTAACACCTACGATACTGTAGCCAGTACAAACATCACGGAAGAAGGTAAGGTTTCCGATTCACCTTTTGAATGGATTGACGTAATTAGAGGGGTTGATTGGATACAGGTTAATATGGCCGCAGACTTGTTTACACTATTGGTAAACTCTTCAAAAGTACCTTTCGACACTACTGGTATAGCCAGGATAGGCAGCATAGTTGTAGACGTGCTAGCTAGAGCTAGAGCACAAGGAATTTTATCTTCTGACTCCACACCTACTGTTACACTTCCAGCACTAGCAGATATCTCCGCTTCGGATAAAGGAAACAGGATTTTAAATGGGATTACTTTTGTAGGTGTCCTAGCAGGAGCAGTACAAAAAATTAACATATCTGGAACAGTAACACTGTAAGGGGAATAGAGAATGTCTAACACTAAAAATTATGATCCTAAGTCGATTACACTGTCTATAGATGGACAGGCTGTTTCAGGTTTTGCAGATGGAACATTCATAACTGTAAACCGCAACAATCCAATGTGGTCTGTAGTTTCTGGAGCGTCTGGAGAACATGCACGTAGTAAAAGCTGTGACAAGTCAGGGACTATAGAGCTAGTCCTAATGCAAACGTCAGAAACTAATGACTTACTGTCTGCTTACTTATTACTAGATGAAACAAGCAATTCAGGAAAATTCCCAGTAGCGTTGCTTGATGCCCATGGAGGTACAATAGTAGGAGCTACAGAGATGTGGGTGCAACAGGCTCCCTCCATTGAGTATGGTAAAGAATTAAGTGATAGAACATGGACTTTAGAAGCTGGTCACATAGATATATTTGCAGGAGGTACTGATATATCGGCAGCTATGACTACACTATCTGGCAGTATAAAGTCTGGCAGTATAAAGCCTTAACAGTTTTTTACGTAACACCCCATAGGAGATTTTAACAATGGCGAAAGAACCCACACGCTTCGAGATCAAAGGTCGCACTTACGTAATATGTGACTGGGTAGTAGACAAGCAGTTAGAAACCTTAGTTTGGATTACAAAAACCTTCGGAGAGGGTATTCTAGCCTTATTCATGTCAGAAGATGGATTTGATGGGGTAGATAATTTACTCAGTAGTCCTACAGCCGTTGCTGAAGCTGAAGAAAAACTTTCTGAGGAGGAGAAGAAAGCCAAAAGAGCGTCTGAAAAGAAAACGATAAATGAGCTAGTACAAAAAATTGCAAAAAACCTAGACGCAAAAGAGTATGTCACTTACATGAAACATATTCTAAAAGGGGTACATTGTGAAGGGAAAGAAATTAACTTTTCATATCACTTTGTAGGTCGCATGAGTGAATTGCATCAGGTAATGTTTCAAGTGTTGAGGCACCAGTACGGTGATTTTTTAGGCGAAAGCAACGCAGAAGAACAGTAGGAGGTGCTGGTTGCGTTGCTCCTTTCAGTGCCGGTAATACTAACATAAACGTATGGAAGTGGAGACCGATACTCGAAGGAATTACTACCCTGACAGAAGTAAACACTTATTGGAATATTTGTGACTTAGCGGATGCAAATGAAGCGTTGGATATAAAGTCAGACGCAGAAACCCATTACTATAAGACAAGCAAAAAAAGGTGATTTATGTCGACTAAAAAAATAGTTCAAGAATTAATCACCCACTGGAGGTATAAAGTTGATGCCTCTCAGATAAAGAAAACTGCACAGGCAATACAAGGATTGAAGAAAAATTTTCAATCGGTAAGGCGTGCTTCAGTTAGTTTTGGGAAAGGCGAATTTAAAAGAATACGCAGGATAAGAGACGGCTGGCAGAGTCTTAATAAAAGTGTAACTAATTACCGCAGAAACCTTGATAAACCGGCCAGGGGATTAGGAGTAGGAGCAAGAGGTAAAGGTTCAGGGAAAGCAGGACTAGGGCAATCCGCAGCTTTCCTTGCTGGTAGAGTCTCAGGCAATACTGCTATAACCTCGGCACTCTTAGGAGGGCTACCTCTAGTAGCTGGTCTAGGCATTGGTGCCGTAATGAAAAAAGCTGGGGAAAGGGAAAAGCAACAGAAAGCTTTTTCTGGCTTACTCGGTGGAGGTAAGGAAGGTAAGTCGAAAGCTGACGATCTTTTGAACCGTCTCAACACTTTTGCTAAAGAGACTCCCTTTCAAATAGACTCTCTGAGAGAACTAGCTAGACAGTCTCTTGGTGGAGGTATGGGTTTAGAAGAAGTAATTCCTCAACTGAGAATGTTGGGGGATGCTACGTCTGGAAGCATAGTATACCTAAGACGCATGTTGACTAACATGATAGAAATAAAAAATACCCAGTTAGCCAACATAAAGGATGTACGACAATTCGGTAAAGTAGGTATCCCTATATATGAAGCTTTATCTAAAACCCTAGGTAAAACTACTCCTGAAATTATGAGAATGGTTTCCGCAAGGAAGATAGGCTTTAAAGAAGTAACAAAAGCCTTGGAAAGCCTCACACAAAAAGGCGGCAGATTTTTTGAAGCAATGGCCCTCCAAATGAAAACAATGCTTGCCCAATTAAATAACTTAGGTGACGCTCTTATTGTAATGGCCGAAAAGATAGGCAAACCCTTACTAGAGCCTATAACTATAGGGGTAAAAGCACTTAAAAGAGGCATCGAAGCTATCACAGGTCCACTAGCCCATTTTACTAGGGGAGTGGTAGGAATTGTAAAATCATTCGCATGGATATACAAGTGGGGAACTAAAGACAATATTCTTGGGTATGTGTTTGGAGGAGCCGCTGCAATTTATGTTCTAAAGCTTGCCCGTTCCTTTAGTGTACTCAACAGAAAGTTGTTTGGTATAATCGCCTTGTTTCTGATCATAGAAGACCTCGGTGTTTGGATGAAAAATGACGGTGGTAAGTCTATGATTGGGGTGTTTGTTCAGGCGTTTGAAAAACTAAACAAGCTTGACCTGGGCGATGCGATGTTTGGAAGTTGGCTTGCACTTATGGAAAGTGTGAAAGAGTTTGGAAACTGGCTTGCTACTACCGCTGGAGGTAAATTATACATATCAGTAACAGACAGTTTTCAGAAATTGACCGCTTTGAGAGGTTTCACAATGCCTCTTCCAGGCGCAGGAGCATGGTCGGGGCTACCTTTGGGATCCGGAGCCGCTTCAAGGACTACTAAAAACTTAAACATAAATAACAGTAGTACTATAAATATGAAGCCAGACGGTTCACTACCTAAGACCTTGGATCAGACTAACAATAGTACAGATAAAAGAGTAAAGAACCAAACAAATATGTTCTTGAATTAAGGGTTATGTATGGCTTCTATATTTGAAGGTTTCAAAAGTAAAGCTTCTACAATCATGTTTAAAGACTCTGGGGGTACCCAGGTTACGTTTGCGTTAGACGCAACAGAAGCTATAAATACTAGCCTTAGTGCTAGTCTTACAGTTTTCCCAATAGAGGATAGAAATAATATTACAGACCACATACAGCCTAACCCTCTTGTTTTAAACCTAGACTGTTTTATTTCAGAGTCTCCAAGTCAACAAATTTTATCTATAGCATCGGGGTTACTAAACGCAGCAATTGGAACAGTAGTACCAGCAGGAATCTCCCGAACTTTTGCATCTGCAATTGTAAAGGCTTCTACCTTTGCTGCTGCTTCCATGGTAGGCAAGAATGATGGTAAAGACACTTTGAAATCTCTCTTGATGGACAGATCGGAGCATGATCCTGACTACCCTAAAAGGGCTATGCAAGGGTTAATTAAAATGTTTCAAGCTGGAACTACTTTTACCTTACATACTTTTTTTACCAAAACAATTTACACTAACATGGCTATGACTTCCCTTACCTTCGATCAAAATTCTTCTGGAGGAGACTCTTTAACTTTTTCTATGACATGTGAACAAGTAAAAACTACTTCTGCTTTTTCACAGGACACTAAATTAGAGCTAAAAGCAGTCGATCCTGCAAGTAGTTCTCTATCTAAAACAGATAGCAAGGGTAAGGTTACGCCTACGGAAGCCGCTACCCCTGCAAATTCTATATTATATAACGGTGGGGGTTTTTTAATTCCACAATAGCAGGGTAGTAGTATGGCGTTTATAGAAATACCTTTAGAAAATGGGACTCCCTCTTTTACTTTCTTTACAGCTTTAAACGGAAGTGACTATAGTTTTGAGTTTAGATGGAATGGTAGGTTAGAGTGTTGGATTTTCGATATGTACGACAATGAAAATAACCCTCTTTTCTTAGGTAAACCATTTCAAACAGATGTGCTTTTTCTAAGACAAGTACCGGATACCTCTAAACCTAGTGGGGATATGTGGTGTGGCAACAATAAAACACCTTATGTTGATTCAGATAGATTTGCTGTTGGTGTTGATGTTTTATTTTACTATCTAGAGGGAGAATAGTGGAAAAAGAATATCTACAACTAGGCAGAAAAGCAAATTTAACAATAACCAATCTTTTAAATGGTAAAAGTATTGATATATCTGAGTTGAGGGTAACTTTTAAAATAGACAAGGCTCATAGTGAAAAAAACAAAGCACAGATTGAAATATACAACTTGTCTCCTGCGTCCAGAACATTTATGGAAGTAGAGTTAGCAAAAGATGGGACACCTCAATTACATGTTGAATTAAGAGCAGGGTACAAATCAGAAAAGCAAATAGGTATCCTATTTAAAGGAAGGTGTTCCGCTTCTTCTACGTTCAAAGCACCCGACTGGGTTACTGCGCTAGTAGGTTCAGACGGTGCCGCACAGTATAAATATACTTTTGAAAAGAAATACATAAAAGGTACACCTATACTAAACATACTGAAAGACTTGGCTTCCGCAACAGGTATGGACATAAATAGGATAATTCCTATGACTGACACACTGAAAAAGACTAGAACTTTTTCAGGAGATCCCCAAAAAATTATAAAGAATCTTCAGAAAACCTATGGGTTCACCTTCGATACACAAGATGAAAGTATAATTATAAAGTCAAACAGGTATGCATTAGATCTTCGATACATAGTAACTTTGAATCCTGAAAAAGGATTGTTGGGGGTGCCTAGATCGGTAGATAACCTGGTTATAGTAGACTCTCTCATAAATACAGATATTAGACCTCAATCGTACATAAATTTACAAAGTCCTTCTAGACCTACTTTAAAAGGTATGTATTCGATACAGAAAGTAGACATTATTGGGGATAGCTATTCAGGTGCTTGGACTATGACTTCCGAATTGCTAAGAGTCACAACACCCGAGAAAATAGAGACTAAGGAGGAATAGTGGTACAGATACCCAGCATGGAGTTTACTACTTCTAGCAAAGAAGAAGTGATACAAGAGTTAATAGAATTAGAAATGTTGGAAGTCAATACTTGTATGCCAGCCAGAGTTATTAGTTATGATGCCTCTACTCAGACATGCACAGTACAACCGGCTTTTAAAAGGACTACTACCGCAGGAGTAGTTACAAATAGAGCAGAAATTGAAGATGTCCCTGTTATATTTTCTAGATCGGGAGCCTTTGGTTTTACTATCCCAATCATGGTAGGGGATTCTGTTCTATTACTATTTTCCCAAAGATCTATGGATGATTGGATAGACAACGGGGGGGAAGTTGAACTAACAGATTTTAGAAGGCACGATTTTACGGACGCTATAGCCTTAGCTGGGTTGTTTCCTTTAAGCGGAAAAATGTCTCCTGCTCCTGCTACTGACTCTACAGAAGTTAGAGGTGACAAAATAATGTTAGGCAAAACAGGTGCATCTGCGGAGCCTATGGTTTTAGGAAATACTCTAAAAACTAATTTGGAAGATTTGATTTCATCAATAGAGGATTTAATAGCTTTGATAACGGTAGGGCAAACTATAGGTTCGGGTAGTGGTACCATTGTCTCTACAGTAGTTACTACCGCTGTAGAAGCTTCCCTGGCTAGTGTAAGTTCGGCTTTGGCAAATCAAAACAGTGATTTTATCTTTGGAGAAAAATCATGATTTTAGAAACAGATAACAATCAGGATTTATTTGTAAGAGATGGGGACCTAGCAACCGTTGAAGGTATCGATGAAATAAAGCAATTAGTGGGTGACACTTTAAGATCTTTTGAAGGGGATTGGTTTTTAGACTTAGAATTAGGAATGCCTTACTTTCAAACTATTTTTAAAAAAGCGACCTCCATTGCCGATATAGAAAGTGTATATCTTGATGCCATATCCTCAATTGATGGTATACTCGACATAACCAAATTTGATTTGGATTATGATAGTGGGGGGCGTACCTTGAATGTAACATTTACCGCAGTAACTTCGGATGGTATTTTAAATTTCAATCTGGCAGAGGGATAATAAACATGGGAACGTTTGACGGTAATGGGCTTGTAATCGATAAGCTGGCAGACATAAAAGAAGGTATGGAAACCGAATTAAAAGCTGCATTTGGTGAAGGTATAAATTTAAGTGCAACCTCCACTTTTGGGATACTAGTAGGGATTTTGGCTGAGAGGTATTATCTCTTATGGGAGAAGCTGGAAGCTGTTTACAATGCATCTTTTCCTGAACAAGCCTACGGAAATTACCTTGACGAGATAGTAGCTCTAAATGGTATAGCAAGGGAGCCGGCAAGTAAGTCTGGAGTTACTCTAAGGTTTACTAGATCAAATGACACAAATGATGGAGACGTTGCTGTACCGATAGGTACACAAGTAAACGCTGTAGGAAGTTCTGTAATTTGGTCTACAACCTCCGCTGCAACCATACTGGACGGTACGGATACTATCGACGTTTCCGCAGAACCAGAGAACACAGGAGCCTTCAACGCAGTACCAGACTCTATCACTGTACTAGTATCTGCTCCTGCAAACGTGGGGGCTGTAACTAACCCTACTCAGGCAAGTCCAGGAACGGAAGAGGAAACGGATGCGGAATTGAAATTAAGACGATGGACTGAGTTGGGGAAGACTGGAACCTCTACCGAGTCGGGGATTAGGTCTGCATTACAAGCAATGGACATAGTTTCTACTGCAACCATAGTGCTTAATGATACTGATTTAGAGGTAGATAGCCAACCTCCTCACTCCATAGCCTGTTACGTTGCGGTAGTAAACGCTTCCACTGGAGATTCTGCTACAAGAGATGAAATTGCCGAAGTGATATGGGCATCTAAGTCCGCTGGCGTAAGTACGTATGGGGATCTAAGCGGTACGGCTGTAGACACTAATGGAGACGACCAAACAGTATATTTTAGCGAATTAGACTCTGTTCAAATAGATGTTACCGTTACTTTAACCGTTACTTCAGATTATGATACTTCTAATTCTGACGATACTATAAAAGATCAATTAGAAACCTACTCTGACGGGAATCTGCAAGCTGGGGTAGATGTTTTAACTTACAGACTAGAAGGGGAAGTAGCTACATTGGGATTGGAAGGAATAACGGAGCTAGTTATTACGACACGTAGGGACTCTGATGCTTTAGCTAGTGCAAATATAGTAATAGCGGCAAATGAGTCGGCTTATATATCAACAGCAAATGTTACAATAGTTAGGTAGAATTAAAAAAAGGGTGTTGCGTGCCGGTGTGGGTTCTCTGGCATTTAGAGTACCGTCTTCATTGAAGGCGGTACTCAACTAAGAGGAGCTAGTATGTCAGTTAAAGAAATTATAAACATAGATGATCACGTAGCAAGAGCTATTTCTAGGCTACCTCAAAAACATAAAGCAATTCCTTCAGGAAATTGGGATAGTCTTTTAACCATATTTGTAAATCCTGCACAAGATCTAGAAGATATAATGCAGGACGTACTAGACAATAGGAGTCTGACTGCTGCTGTAGGTGTTAACCTAGCTAGGATGGGTACATGGGTAGGGGAAAACAGACTAGGTAGGATAGACGCAGACTATTTGGTAGGAATATATGGGAAAATAGCAGAGAACAATTCTGATACTACCGAAAAAGATGTAATGCTTTCTGTCAAAAGGTTTGCGGAAGCTGAAGATTATATTTATGTCGATGCTACCAACGGGAAGTTTAATATTACGCTGTACAATCCTGTCTACCCTGTAGAACCTAGATTGTATACAAGTGTGGACTCCGCTAAAGCCGCAGGAGTAGGATATCCTGAATTTACAATGGCAAATTTAGACTACTTTGGATTTACAAATGATGTGAATGCTAAAGGGTTTGGAACGTATATCCCCACAATGTATCCTTTCTACTTTGTGGATGAAGTTTTAAGTCCATCCGAAGAAGTTGGAGTTTACGAAAATGGAGGGGATTATACTCTTAAGTTAGCTATGAAAGATGGTTCAGACGCTTTTACTACAGAAACTCAGTTACAAGTCGATTTTGATGATAGTACGAAACCTTTTTCCGATGGTAATATTAGAATAATAGACGCAGAAGGGGTGGTTTGGGACGTAGAATGTTTAGGTAGTGCTCCTCTCACAGTTAACGCCACACCCTCTACTTTAGAGAGTAACATAACTCCTCCGTTTGGTTATTCCAAACTTGTACCTGTAGGAGAAGACACCCACTTGTATGGTTTTCTTGCAAGTGCTGACGCACTAGTCTACCAAATTTTAGCTGCTGTAGAGACTTACACTCCAGGTCTCAAAGTTGTAGCTAAATTGTGGAGTTGGGAGACTTCTACAGCTATACTTATATCAACCTCAAATGAAATAACATTAACTTCTGGGGTTAATTCTCTTACTTTTGTTTTTGATCCTGCAATAAAATATGTTTCGGGGGAAAGGATTCTATTCTCTGTGCACTTAACTGAAGGGGTGGGAGATGCGTATCTTTTCCACGCTTCTAGTGCATCCGATGTGGGTGTTTATGGGGAAGTAAACGAAGTAACAGGGACGCACTATAGTACACCTTTCCTTTTACCTGAGGATAACTACTATTACTCAGTTTGTTGGTCTCCAGAATTAACACTTTTTGTAGCTGTAGCCTCTAGTGGTACAGGCACTAGAGTTATGACTAGCCCAGATGGTGCTGTTTGGACAAGTAGAACTAATTCAGTGGATAACCAGTGGCAATCAGTTTGCTGGTCTCCAGCATTAACACTTTTTGTAGCCGTTTCTTACGATGGAACGGGTGATGGAGTAATGACTTCCCCTGACGGTATTAATTGGACAACTAGAACTAGTGCAGCGGATTACCAATGGTTATCCGTTTGCTGGTCACCAGAATTAACTTTGTTTGTAGCTGTAGCGAGTACTGGTACTGGTGATAGGGTTATGACAAGTCCAGATGGAATCAATTGGACAAGTAGAACTAGTGCAGCGGATAATCATTGGCGTTCAGTTTGTTGGTCACCAGAATTAACACTTTTTGTAGCTGTATCTGACAATGGGAGTCCTACTCAAGTAATGACTTCTCCAGATGGAATCAACTGGACAAGTCAAAATAGTGCAAGCGTCAACGCTTGGGCTTCAGTTTGCTGGTCACCAGAATTAACTTTGTTTGTAGCTGTAGCGTATTCGGGTACTAATAATAGAGCTATGACAAGTCCTGACGGTATCAATTGGACAAGTAGAACTAGTGCAGCGAATAACTATTGGCAATCAGTTTGCTGGTCACCAGAATTAACTTTGTTTGTAGCTGTAGCGTATACTGGGATTAATGATAGAGTAATGACAAGCCCTGACGGAACAAATTGGACAAGTCGAGATGCGGTAGAGGAACATATGTGGATGGCAGTTTGTTGGTCTCCAGAATTAAACCGCTTTTGTGCCGTTTCGATAATGATGGGACTTACCGATAGAACAATGACTAGTTCAAACGGAATAGACTGGGTTAATGGGCTAACTTATGGTGGACCAGCTACGAGATGGGATTCTATTCTCGCAGATGATGAAACAAGAGTAATGGAAATAGCTTTAACCTCCAGTTCAGGAGCTACAGAACTTTGTGAAGTATCCAAAAATGGAAGTGTAGTTAGCATGGCAGAGTTTCTATCTACTTTTTCTAAATTGGATAAATCAATGTTAACTACAGCCGACTTGGAATGGGTAGTTAGGAGCTACACGGGGAATGAAAGTCAGGCAGGAAATTTTTCAACTTTACTGCCAAGGAGTTAGTCTACATGGCAACCAAACCTACAGAAAAAACAGAGTGGGCTGTAGATAGTTCTGCTCTTGTTACATCTACAGACCTACGCAGGATTAAACATGGTTGGTCTACTGAGGATTACGATCCTCTAGGTGAGGGAGAGATACCCAATCTTAATCAGCAAAACTATTGGAGCAATGCGGTTCACCGACATTTAGGATATGTGGAAGAAGTTAATGACGATAATATATCCGATTTGGCTACCGAAGTCGCTGCTATAGAAGCATTTAGGAGCACCTTAAGCCTTAACTCTGTAAATAATTGGACAAGTAGAACTAATGCAGTGGATAACCAGTGGTACGCTGTTTGTTGGTCTCCAGCATTAACACTTTTTGTAGCCGTTTCTTCCGATGGTACTGGCAATAGAGTAATGACAAGTCCTGACGGTATTAATTGGACAACTAGAACTAGTGCAGCGGATAACCAATGGTTATCCGTTTGCTGGTCACCAGAATTAACTTTGTTTGTAGCTGTAGCGTATTCTGGGACTGGTGATAGAGTAATGACAAGTCCTGACGGTATTAATTGGACAACTAGAACTAGTGCAGCGGATAACCAATGGCGTTCAGTTTGTTGGTCTCCAGAATTAACTTTGTTTGTAGCTGTAGCGTATTCTGGTACTGGCAATAGAGTAATGACAAGTCCTGACGGTATTAATTGGACAACTAGAGTTAATCCAGTCGATAATAATTGGCTTTCAGTTTGTTGGTCACCAGAATTAACACTTTTTGTAGCCGTTTCTTACGATGGAACGGGCAATAGAGTAATGACAAGTCCTGACGGTATTAATTGGACAACTAGAACTAGTGCAGCGGATAACCAATGGCGTTCAGTTTGTTGGTCTCCAGAAT